GAACAGGACATGGCACCGTTTGGATTCTTAGATGATGGTTTAGGAGAATCTGTATCATTTGTTGATTCTAATGGTGATCATTGGCATACTGACGAATATGGAGATCGTTCATATATGTGGGATTATATGTAATGGATCTGGACGATCAAATTAATTTAGATCACATATTATTATCAGAAAGAAAATGTAGAGTATGTGGAAAAGTTAAAAATTTAATAGATGACTTTTATCTAACAAGAAAAGGTAGAGGTTTTTTACCATCTGCATATTCATATGAATGTAAAGTATGTACAATTGATAGAGTAAAAAACCATAAAGGATCTAGCAATGTGTGGGAATACCCAGATTGGTAGAGTTCACGCATCGTTTCCCCGCTGAAAAGTGCTTTTTCAATAAATAATTTCAGATAAATTCTGGAATGGGAGCACTTAAAGATGCCACTTAACCTAGCATCTCCTGGAATTGTAATTAGAGAGGTTGACCTTACAGTTGGAAGAGCAGATGCCACTAGCGGTGCCGTTGGTGCTCTGGTTGCACCTTTTGCTAAGGGACCTGTTGAAGACCCTATTCTCATCACAGATGAGGGTGGTCTGTTAAAAACCTTCGGAGAGTCATACAACCAAGGAAAACAATACGAGTATTGGATGGTCGCATCCTCGTATCTTGCATACGGTGGAAATATGCGTGTTGTCAGAGCGGATGATGACAACCTCAAAAATGCTTATGCTGGTTTAAATACCACCGGTATTAAAATCAAGAGTAATGAGCACTATGGTCAACTTGGATACCAAGATAATACTATTACGAACGTAACTTTTGCTGCTAAGAATCCTGGTTCTTGGGCAAATGATCTTAAAGTTGCTATTATTGATAGTAGAGCAGACCAAATCATCTCTGGTGTTGTAACTCATACTGACGAGTTGGCAGTAGGTTATGGTGTTACTCAGACTGTTGATGGAACTCTTCCTAAAGCAGATGGAACAACCGTAGCACTTGATGGTCATCTCAAGGGTATTATCACTGGTATCTCTGGTGATGGTAGTTCTAGTTCTCCTTACGAGATTGAAGTAAAAGTTCTCTCTCACGTTTCTGCTGCGAGTACAGAAACTGAGGTTGACTATCAACCAGGCGGTCTTTACAAGTTTGATGCTTCTAGACTTCTGTCATTCCACAATGGTAGTTCTGGTGCAGGTACTACTTCCACTTTTAACACTCCAAAAGATTGGTTTGACGAGCAGGAAATTGAACTCACTGGTCCAAACATTAAGTGGAATAACGTTGTAGAAAGACCTGGTACTTCTGATTACGCTGCTGCCAGAAACTCCAGATTTGATGAAGTTCACGTTGTTGTTTATGATGACAAGGGTTATGTAACTGGCAACGCTGGAACACTTCTTGAGAAGCACGTTGCTTTGTCCAAGGCAAAAGATGCTGAGTACTCTCTTGGAAGCACTGCCTATTGGAGATCTTACCTGTATACCAACTCTGACAACCTCTTTGGTGGTTCAGCACCTGCTGGTATTGTAACTTCTCACTTCAGCACTGGTTTTACTCAAGGTTCTGATACTGGTTGGGATCAAGATGCTCAGGGAGTCAAGTTTGCTGGTATTGGTAACACGACTCTGACCCTCAAAAATGGTAGAAATTATGATGGAGGTACTGGTATTGGTACTACCTCGTTTGATCCAGAACTGAATAAGTTGGTATCTGGTTACAGTCTCTTTGAGAATGCTGATACTTATGAAGTTGATTTCCTCCTCATGGGTTCTGGCAATCACACCGAAGCAAAGGCACAAGCACTTGCTAACAAGTTGATTGCCGTTGCTGAAGCAAGACAGGATGCTATCGCATTTATCTCCCCTTACAGACAAGCATTCCTTAACGATAGTGCTGTCGGAGAGGTAACCGTCAATAGTGACACTACAATCACTGATAACTTAGTTTCTTTCTACGGTCCAATCACTTCTTCCTCCTACGGAGTATTTGATAGTGGTTACAAGTACATGTATGACCGTTTTAACGATACATTCCGCTATGTTCCTCTGAATGGAGACATCGCTGGTCTGTGTGCTAGAAACGACCTGACTCAGTTTCCATGGTTCTCTCCTGCTGGTACTGCCAGAGGAGCTATCTTGAACGCAGTCAAACTGCCATACAACCCAAGCAAAGTACAAAGAGACATTCTGTATTCCAACAGAATCAACCCTGTCATCTTCTCTCCTGGCGAAGGAATTGTTCTCTTCGGAGACAAGACTGGCATGGCAAAATCGTCTGCCTTTGATAGAATCAACGTCCGTCGTTTGTTCATCTATTTGGAAGATGCAATCTCTGCTGCTGCAAGAGATCAACTCTTTGAATTCAACGATGAAATCACAAGAACTAACTTTGTGAACATTGTTGAACCAGTCCTCCGTGACGTTCAGTCTAAGAGAGGTATCTTTGATTATGTTGTTGTTTGCGATGAAACAAACAACACCGCTGCTGTCATTGACAATAATGAATTTGTCGCTGACATCTTCATCAAACCTAACAGATCTATTAACTTCATCGGTCTCACCTTTGTTGCTACTAGAACTGGCGTTTCGTTCAGCGAAATCGTCGGTAACGTCTGATAAGTCTATTATTATTAATCAACTTAGAGGTTAACTTAAATGGCTACAAGAAACCAACTCAATCCACCCCCACTAAGAAAGATTACTGACTTCAAAAGCAAGTTGTCTGGTGGCGGTGCTCGTTCAAATCTATTTGAATGTGAACTCTCATTTCCCGATGCAGTTAATGTTGAGGGTTTGAATGATATTCTTAACAAGGCAAGATTTTTAACGAAAGCTGCCAACCTTCCTGCTTCAAATGTTGCTCCTATTGAAGTTCCCTTCAGAGGGAGAATGCTTAAGATTGCAGGAGATCGCACATTTGATACCTGGACAATCACTGTTATCAACGATACAGACTTCTCCATTCGTTCTGCATTTGAAAAGTGGATGAACACGATCAATCGTGTTTCTGATAACACAGGTCTTACTAATCCTGCAGAATATCATGCTGATGCTTTTGTCTATCAGTTAGATAGAAATGGAGATACCCTTAGAAAATATCATTTCTATGATGTTTTCCCAACTCAGGTAACTGCTATTGAACTTGGATATGATCAAGGTCAAAACATCCAAGAATTCCAGGTTGAACTTCAAGTTACCTGGTGGGAGGCAGTCAGAGGTAAGGGTGTCAATTCTGGCGGGGAAGACATTAACTAAATAGTCAATAATAAGTCAAAAGTTTTATAAGATGGCTCGCCTTTTTGGTTTTTCACTTGATGATGTAATTGAAAAATCACCTTCAGTTGTTTCCCCCGTTCCTCAAAATAATGAGGACGGGGTTGATAATTATGTTAGTAGTGGTTTTTATGGTTCTTACCTTGATGTTGAAGGTGTTTATAGAACAGAACATGATCTAATCAAAAGATACCGAGAAATGGCACTTCATCCAGAAGCGGATGGTGCCATTGAAGATGTTGTAAATGAAGCAATCGTTAGTGACCTATACGATTCGCCAGTAGAAATTGAACTTTCAAATTTAAATTGCACTGATCGTTTAAAGCAAATTATTAGAGCAGAATTTAAATATATCAAAGAACTCTTAGATTTTGATAAAAAATCTCACGAAATTTTTAGAAATTGGTATATTGATGGTAGAGTTTATTACTTAAAAGTAATTGATCTTAAAAATCCTGGTGCAGGTATTCAGGATTTAAGATATATTGATCCTATGAAGATTAAATATATCCGTCAAGAAAAGAAATTAGATAAAAAAGGTTTAGCGATTCAAAATACATCTTCAATAGTTCCAAGAGGAAGAGAAAATCCTGTAGTAGAACCAGAAATTGAAGAGTATTTCCTTTATACACCTCAAAAAAATTATCCTAGTGGAACTTTTGCTGGGTCGGGTGGCAAAAAAGACTCTGTAAAAATTGCCAAAGATTCTATTGCTTATTGTAGTTCTGGTCTTGTAGATAGAAATAAAGGTACAGTCCTTTCATATCTCCACAAAGCAATTAAAGCACTCAATCAACTTAGAATGATTGAGGATTCTTTGGTTATCTACAGATTATCCAGAGCACCAGAACGTAGAATTTTTTATATTGATGTTGGCAATCTTCCTAAGGTAAAAGCAGAGCAATACCTCAAAGAGGTTATGTCTCGTTACAGAAATAAACTTGCATATAATGCACAGACTGGTGAAGTTCGTGATGATCGCAAGTTTATGTCTATGATGGAAGATTTCTGGTTGCCACGTAGAGAAGGTGGTCGTGGAACTGAAATCACTACACTTCCTGGTGGTCAGAATCTTGGTGAACTTGCAGATATTGAATACTTCCAAAAGAAACTGTATAGAGCACTTGGGGTTCCAGAATCAAGAATTGCTGCTGATGGTGGTTTTAATCTTGGTCGCTCTTCTGAGATTTTGAGAGATGAACTCAAATTTGCCAAGTTTGTTGGTCGTTTGAGAAAGCGTTTTTCTCAGATGTTCAATGACATGCTCAAGACCCAATTAATCTTGAAAAATGTCATTACTCTTCAAGATTGGGAAGAAATGAGTGATCATATTCAGTATGATTTCTTATATGACAATCAGTTTTCTGAACTCAAAGAATCTGAGATGATTCAGAGCAGACTGACTAATCTTGCAACTATTGAACCTTATATTGGTAAGTTTTATTCTACCGAATATGTAAGGAAAAAAATTCTTCGCCAAACTGATCAAGAAATTATTGAAATTGATGCTCAGATTGAAGACGAAATTTCAAAGGGAATTCTTCCAGATCCAGCGACAATTGATCCTATCACAGGACAACCAATTGCAGATCCCATGAGCGTTGGAACTACTCCGAAAGAACCTGACTTAGAAAAGCAAGGAGAAACTACTGAAGTAGACGGAAAAACCGCAGAGATATAAATAAAAGATATACATCATTATTTTTTATGGAAGATAGTATTGTAAGTCTGATTGCACAAGATTCTTCTGCGTCTGAGGTTAGTGATGCAATCAAAAATTTGTTGTATGCAAAAGCTGCAGAAAGAATTGATGCTGCAAAACCAACTGTGGCTGCAAATCTAATTTTTAATGACCCCGAAGAAGAGGAAACAGAAGAATGACTGTAAAACCAGCGAGTCTTGGTAAAGATCTTTTTAGTGCATCTGCTGATTTAGATTCTGCAAGATTGGTATCAATCATTAATACAAATTCCGCTGCAATAAAAGTAATTATTGCAGGAACTGCATCTTATGAAATTCATATGGCAGGTGGAGAAAGACTCTCTGTTGAGAAAGAAATTGGTTCAAATATTGTGGTAGAACTGGCAGCAGGTGGTCCAATTAGTGCTGGTACAGTATTCGGATCTCAGATAGCATTTACAAACTAAGAAAAATGAAACTCATCACAGAAGAAATTTCAAACGTAAAGATTATTACCGAAGGTAAAGGATCTAACAAAAAGTTATATATTGAAGGGGTATTTCTTCAAGGTGGAATCAAGAATCGTAATGGAAGAATGTATCCAGTACAAACTCTTGCTAATGAAGTAAATCGTTATAACGAAAACTTTATTCAGAAAGGACGTGCTCTTGGAGAACTGGGACATCCTGACGGACCTACAGTAAATCTTGATCGCGTTTCTCATAAGATTACTTCTTTGGTACAAGAAGGTAATAATTTTAAAGGTAAAGCATGTATTTTGAATACACCTATGGGTAAAATCGCATCTTCTCTTCTTGATGAAGGTGTTATGCTTGGTGTTTCTTCTCGTGGTGTTGGATCTTTGAGAGAAGATCGTACTGGCGCTAAAGTTGTTGGCGAAGATTTCATGTTGGCAACTGCTGCCGATATCGTCGCTGATCCTTCTGCACCTGATGCTTTTGTTCAGGGAATTATGGAAGGAAAAGAGTGGGTTTGGGAAGGAGGAATTCTTCGTGAACAACTCGCAGAAAAAACTCAAAAGAGAATTAATACTCTTGTAGATCAAAGAGCACTTGAAGAGCACAAACTCAATCTCTTCAATGATTTCTTATCAAATCTTTGATTTATAAATAAATATAGATTATAACAAATTTAATCAATAAAAATGTCCGCTGATAGCAACTTACAGGAAATGGAAAACGCAGTAACCAAAGACGCTGCACCAGCTGAACCAATGCAAGCTGGCGGCGTTCCTTACGAAGATCTTGGGGGTCCTACTCCTGAGAACTCAAGACCAGACGACGAATCTAACAAGATTGCCACTCCTGGCGCTACCCTTAAGCAAGTTAAGGATGTAGTTAATGCCAAGGCAGCTCCTGCTGAAGAAGTAGAAGTTGGTGAAGATCAAGAGGTTGTCTCTGAAGAGGAAGCCACTGAGGAAGAAGTAGTATCCGAAGTATCTGAAACCACCGAAGAAGAGGTTGTTGAAGAGACTGAAGAACAGGAAGAAACCATTGAGGAAGAAATTGACATCGAAACCGATGTTCAGGCTCTCCTTGAAGGTGAAGAACTTTCCGAAGAATTCCAAGAAAAAGCACGCACCATTTTTGAAGCTGCTATTAAGACTAAGGTTTCTGAGATCAAAGAAAATCTTGAGGCTGCTTACGAGCAAGCACTCATAGAAGAAGTTCAAACAATCAAAGAATCTCTGGAAGATCGTATTGACGGTTATCTTGAGTATGTTGCCGATGAGTGGATTCAAGAGAATGCACTTGCCGTAGAGCAAGGTCTCAAGAC